GTCTGGCGCATTCACACTCTCTAGCCGATGAATACTAACGACATCAGAGACGGCATTATCGCCACCAGCGCAACCTCGGGATCCGTCGCGATCTCTTTCATCGACGCCATCAGTCCGTACATCCGGTTCGCCTCTCTGCTGGTCGGCCTCGTCATCGGCATCATCATTCTCATCAAACACATCAGGAACTGGGACAAATCATGAAGAACACAAAGACCACCATCGCCGGTATCGGAGCCATCCTCGTCGCAGTCGGCGGAGCACTCCGCGCACTCTTCGACAACGATCCCACCACCAACGTCGATATCCCCGCCGTAATCGCCGCCGTCACTGCCGGCATCGGCCTCATCGCCGCCAAGGACGCCACTCCCGAGAAGTGAACGTCATCGGTCAAATCGTTACCGCAATCCTCAAGTGGCTTGAGGAACTCGCCGGAAAGGATACCCATGGCCAATTCGCACAGCCCCAGGACGATCTTAAGCGTGATCTGCGCGAGCGCATTGATCGCCATGAGCGGATGCGCCAGCCGGGTGATCCTCGTTCCTGAAGGCGAACCCGTCCTCCTGGCCGAGCCCGTCAAGGCTCGCGTCTTCGTCAAAACCAAGGACGGCAATCTCGTCCGCAGCCAAAACCGCGTGACCATCCCCGCCGGATGGTATGCACTCCCGAAAGACTGATATGGGTACGCCGCTCACAGGTTCAACGGTTTCGTCAACGTACACGGGTCTCCTCAAGACCACCGATACGGCAATCTTCACCTCATCGCTGAAGACGATCTGCGATGGCGGCGGCAACGACAGCTCGCTCAAGCTCTCCACCACTGCTGCCGCGTTCACCGGCACCGTGGATGTGGCCGGCAATGTCACTCTGGAGGGCAACATCACGGTCAACACCAACAAGTTCACCGTCGTTGCGGCGAGCGGGAACACTGCTGTTGGCGGCACGTTCTCTGCGGCTGGAGCGACCACCCTGTCGTCTACGCTGAATGTCACCGGGGCAGCGGTGTTCTCGTCCACGGTTGCAGCATCGGGCAACATCAGTACGTCAGGCGGAAACCTGTCCGTCTACGGCAACATCGTTCAATCCAATGCCGGCGCATCCAACACGCTCGCGGGAGGTCTCACGGTCGGGAACGCAGCGGTCTTCAACGGCGGCGTCACGTTCAACTCGACGACCTCGTTCACTTCCGCAATCTCGGTCGCGGGAATCACGAACTCAGGCACCTTCCTCAGTACCGGCGCAGCAACCATCGGAACCGTTGGAGGTGTTGCCCTCGGACCCACCACGATCACGAGCGTCACGGTCTCGGGACCGAGCACGTTTAACGGAAACACTACTCTTGGTGACGGTGCTCTCGACACTGTGACCGTTGGGTCGGCCAACGTGACGTTCACCAATCTGGCAACCAAGACCACGCCAATAGCCGCAGACACGTTGCTGCTTCGGGATTCCGAGGAATCCAACAAGCTCAAGCTGGTGGCCTTCTCCTCCGTTGGAGCGGCGAAGTTCATCTACTCGGAGACGATTTCGAGGGCACCCGGATCCGAGCAGAGTTTCAGCGTTGCCACGGGTGGAGGTTATTCGACTCTCCAACAGAGCGGATCCACTTCTGATTGGACGTACACTTGGACTCCTCGCGCAGTCGGAAACAAGGCTCTCATCAAGGTTTCCGTTCCAGTTTCAGTTGATAACGGAACCGTTGTTTACGTGGGAATTGTGGACGGTGCATCAACGGTTGTTGGTGTTGGAGCGGCTACGGTAAACGCGAATAACCAGATCATTGCAATCGCTGAATGCACGTTCACTTCGACGGCTGCTACGCACACTTTCAAGGTGTGGATTGGAAGCTCTGAATCACTCACCACGTTGACGGTGGCTTACAACGATTCAACAAACTCTTGGTTCAACAACGACGGATCGACGACCCGCAACGCCAAGGTCCAATTTGAGCTGATCGAGTTCTGATCATGAACATCTCCGAAATCGCTCAGGCAGCCTGCGACAAGCTCTCGTTCACCGATGCGGCAACTCTGGCTCTCGCCAAGAAGTTCACCGCCCGTCGCTACGCCATGCTCTGGGACGGGGCACTGTGGAACGATACACTCGGAGTCGTCTCGGTCTCCATCACCGACGGCCAGGAGATCGTGAACATCAGTCCGTTCGTCACCTCCTCCTACACCTCGTTCTCCGGTGAGGAATCCTACTTGGACCTCCCGGTGGCCATCCGCTTCACCGTCACCGGAGACACCGACGGCATCGAGATCCCCGCCGCAGAATGGCAGTCGTTCTTCCAGCTCGATCCCAACATCTGGAACAACGTGGACTCCCGGAAGTCCACTCCCAACAACTTCGTCAATCTCTCGCGCCTCATGACCGATGGCGCGACTACCTACGGCCAGTCCGGCATCCCGCGCATCAAGCTGGTTCCAACTCCCAACGCCAACGGAACCCTGTTCATCCTCGGGAAGAAGCAGTCCTGTGTTCGCCAACTCGGCGAGACCGCAGCCATCACGCTCAACCGATCCATCGAACTGCGGGGCGCAGACAACGCACTCATGGCCTACGTGGAAGGCGATCTGCTGGAGTACTCCCGGCAGTACTCCAAGGCCCAAGCGAAGTTCGCAGAGGGAACCGCTCACGTCTCCACCATGAAGGACATGGAACGTGGCCAACAACAGCAGATCAGTCGCATCATTCCTGACTCGGATTACTCCTACGACTTCAACGACATCGTCTGATGCCATTCCAATCGTCAGAGTCTCTCGATGACCAGATCGTCCTGGACGGAAGCAACGGGTTTCCATCCGGCGTCATCACCGCCACTCGACCTGACGGCATCCCGGCCACATCCCTCGCGGATGCGGTCAACATGGACTACGACGACTTCGGCAATCTCGTCACCCGGTACGGTGCCCAGTCCATCATCGGAAACTCCCTGTCGGCCACGTGGGAGAGTATCGTCACCAACTGGGAATCCATCACCTCCTACTGGGGAAGCAGCCTTCCAACGGACATCGAGATCATCTCCGGTTTCTACTTCGACACGGCTGCATCAGAGCGGATTGTCATCGCTGGATACAGCCCATCGGGAGCAACACGGCAGCTTTACGTTGGCAACCCGACGACATCGTTTGGTGCGATCCCCAGTTCCTCGTATAGCTCATCCGCTGAGTACGTGTACTTCGCCCAGCTCAACGAGAAGCTGTACTACTCCGACGGCGTTGGATCGCTGAAGTACATCAACTCATCGAATTCACATCCGCCAATCACCGCAGGCAAGATCAGCCGGGTGGATGTGATCAACGAGGGCAACAACCACTCAACGCTTGCAACGATTGCATTCGCTGCTCCTCCAATGGGTGGCGTTACCGCAACGGGCGTTGCTGTCGTATCTGGAGACGGAAACTTGGTTGCTATCAAGATCACCAATCCGGGATCTGGATACGCCACCGGGCCAACCATCACGATCAGTCCACCCAACGGATCGCACGCTGTCGCCTACGTTTCTCTCGCTCCACCCGCCAAGCCGATCTACCTGGTGTCGCACACGCAGCGGCTCTTCTGCGCTTCAGCAGACACCACGCTGCTGCCAGATACGCTGTACTTCTCCGACATCCTCGACGGTGAATCGTGGGATCCAGCCGGCAGCGTCCGCATCGGTGGTGACGGTGATCCCATCACCGGACTCTTCTCTTGGTTCGGCTTCCGGCTGCTCGTTCTCAAGGAACGATCCATCTGGTACGTCGATGCCAATCCCTCCCAAGACCCCGCAGACTGGGAGATCGGACTCGTCTCGGGAAACATCGGGTGCGTCTCCCACCGATCCATTGTCGGTGTCGGTGCCGATGTCCTGTTCCTATCACGCGATGGCGTCCGCTCGCTCGCCCAGATCCAAGCGGGCACACAGACAGACGTTGGCCTGCCAATCTCCGCGCCCATCAAGGACATCGTTTCCAAGATCAACAGATCCAAGCTCCATCTCTGCGATGCAGTGTCCTGGAACAACCGCTACCTGCTCGCGGCCCCACTGAGCGATTTCGAGGATCTCCTCACCGAGGATCAACTCCCTATCCTCACCGAATCCGATCAGGAAATCCTCACCGGCTCCGCAAACGCAAACAACTGCGTCCTTGTCTACCATCTGCTGGCCAAGGCTTGGATCGGTTACTGGACAAACTGGTCCGTCTCGGACTTCATCCCCACTTCGTTCTCGAGCAACGGACCCATCCTCATGTGGGGCGGAGAGGTTCTGTCGGCAAACTCGGGTTCCGGCCAGGTGTGGTCGTTCTCTGACTACCTACCAAACACACGCACCGATCCATCCCCGATCACCGCGTTCTTCGATTCCGGGTATCCTTACGAATCCCGGATCGTCACCAAGGCATACAACTTCAACGAGCCCATCCCGCAGAAGACCGGGTACAATGTTCAGTTCGCTCTGGAGAACCAGAACTTGGATTGGACCGCTTCGTTCGACATGGCGTTCTCGACGGACATGGGCAAGACGTTTACCACGTTGGAGTCCAATGTGGACGTTGGGCCTCAGGAGCTGAAGTTCCTCAAGTCCTTCAACCTCATTTCTCGCGGTCGATGGAACAACATCCAGTTCAAGCTCAGGACATCCACGGGCATCGGTGGTCGGATGATGCCGCAGAGTATTACGACCAGCGGATTCCTCGACTCGATCAGGCCCGAGCAATGACCCACGGCGCAATCAACCTGCTTCGCGAAAAGTGGGGGAACTGCCGCAACTGGTCAGACGATCAGCTTCTCGCTTGGATGAGCTACTTCAAGGGGCGCATCGCATTCATCCAGCACGAAGGCCAGTGCGTGGGAGTCGGTGCCGTCCGGTTCATCAACGACCTATCCCAATCCGATGACTGGAAGGCCAACGATCCCCAGGGATCCATCGCATGGGTCGAGGTCGTTGTGGCCAGCAAGGAGGACGCCGTACAGTCGCTGATGAAGGTCCTGTCGAGCCGGTGCGGAAAGCACGTCACCAAGATCGGCGGACGCAACGCAGCCACCGGCAAGGTCCGCTTGTTCGATTTCGACCGTTACTGCAACCTGCTTTTCAACAAGAGGATTTCTTATGGGCGGAAGTTACAAAGCACCTGACATGGCGGCGGCAAACCGCGAGGCGGTCTACGCCCAAACCGAAACATACCCGCTGCTGCGCGAGATCGAGGCCGCATCGCGCTTGGGTCGCAAGGGCACCTACGTCGATCCAGCCTCGGGCCAAACGAAGTCCTACGACTTCACGGGCATGTCTGACATCGACATCACCCGCGAGACCGCTCGGGAACTGGCCAAGCTGGCACCGGAACTCACCAAGGCCCAGCTCGACCTTTCAAAGGAGTACGGCACCCAGTTCGCCGAGCAACGTCGCCGGGAGCTGGAGACCGCGGATCCCGAGCGGTACAAGCTCTACGACCGTTTCCTCTCCGATCTGCGTTCCGGTGCCCGAGGCGTCGAGGAGACTGCGCCATCTGCCCCGGAGTACGAGCGGGTATCCCTGCCGCAGGAACTGCGCGACACCGGGATGTCGGCCTCGATGCGTGCTGAATTGGAGCGTCAGATTGGCGGAGAACTGTCTCAGGCTGGTTCTTTGCCTCCCGGCCTGCAAAGAGCCACAGAGCAGGCATTGCGTGCGCGTGGAGCGGCTTCTGGCAACATCCTCGGCAATGCGTCCGCGCTCCGGGAAGCACTCGGTGTTTCGCAAGCCATCCAGCAGTCCGATACCCAACGCCGCGCCCAAGCCCTCGGTCTTCTGCAATCCGGTCAGACCACGTCCGACACGGCGAACCGCAACGCGCAGCAGTCCTTCCAGAACATCCTCGCGGCTACTGGCCAACGGAACACGGCGAACCAGCAGACGTTTGCGGGACAGATGGCAGCGCAACAGCAGCGCACCGCTGGCCGGCAGCAGAACATCGCCAACGTCCAGTCCGCTCTTGGACTTGCGCCCATCGTGTCGCAGGCCGCGCAGCTTGGCGGACTCCAGCAAGGTTCCTCGCCGTTCGCGCAGCCGCAGTACATGCAGGGAATGCAGCAGGCGGGACCGGGGCAGCTTCTGGGTCAAGGGTCGCAGTTCGCTTTGGCCAACGCCCAGGGCGAATACCAAGCGTCTCAGGCAGGCAGTCCTCTGGCGATTACTCAGGGTGTGATCAGTGGAATCTCTGGATTGGCCAGTTCTGCCGCCAACACTCGCGCTGCTTTCCGTCCATAACCCAATCACATCATGGCTGAACAAAGCATTCAGGATTTGGAGCAGGCCGCGAAATACCGGCCCGGTGCCGTGTCGCAGATCGCCAACCTGCTGAC